AGTAAATTATGTTATGAAAGTAATTAAAGAAAACGGATTTACTTCATATGCAAACGACCTAGAGGTAGCAGCATGATCGAAAATGATTTACATGATAAGTTAACGATAGCTTATTTAGAGTATTTTAAAGCTTGTGACAAATTTAATAAGGCGTATTCTGTAAGAACATATTATTCTACTCGGAAATGGTTACGTGAGATACAGAAATTGGCTAAATTACGTTGGAGGGAAGTTCAAGATACATATGCCGACAAAAAGCAAACAAAAAGGTAAAGCATTTGAGCGAGAGGTAGCACAATTTCTCAGTGGTTTATACAATACATCGTTTACTAGAGTGCCGGACAGTGGAGCATTCACTGGTGGAAAGAACTCTTTCCGTAAAAATCACCTTACTGAAGGCCAAATTCGTGCTCACAAAGGTGATATAATACCCCCCGATGAGTGGAAATACTTGAATATTGAATGCAAATCCTATTCAAGTTTTCCATTTCATCAATTATTTTCAAACACATTAATTCCCATCTTAGAGGCTTGGTTAGAACAAACTCTTGAGGCTGCTGACCCTGGAGATTGTAGTACACTTTTAATGAAATTCAATCGTATAGGCAGATATATAGCATATCTATTACCACAAAATTTCGATACATACAGGCACGTAGACTATCAAGATAAAAATAAAAATATATGGAGATTCACTTCATATGATGATTTTTTTACCCTCAACAAAACTAAATTTGAAAATCGTTGCTTAGGCAATTAAGGCTATATAAGAACATTGTTTGATCGAGGTAGCTCGATTCACCTTGAGGCGGTATATTATCGCCGGACCTGGTGTGTTCACCCGTGTGATTACTCTTAAAAACCCTAAGCACAGGAACGAAGCTAGGGATAGTGTAGTATAATTGTACTACATGATGTCGACGTAGGTTGGGAAAGGTCAGAGCCCATAGAGTTACACAAATACCTACTTCCAGTCTCGGCTGCTAGAACTCACATGAAGCTTCGAGAAGACGGAACCTGTAAAAAGGTTCCGTCTGACTACATAATCTACATGAAACTTAAGAAAAGAAATTGTTTGAGCAGAGCGAAAACATGAATGAGCGCAGCGCTCATTCAATAAATACATTAATATGAAAATAAATGAAATAACAACTACGAATGAGAATATTTTTGCTATAGGACCATTTGTAAAACAACTAGGTAAAAAATTAATTGGATCTAAAACTGGTAGAGTTCTAGGTAATAAAGCAAAGCAAGGTGGAACAGTAGCTGGTGTGTTTGCTATGATGGATACACAAACCAGTTTATTTGATATATTTGCAATAGTTGCTCTTTTTGGTGAAAAGTACAGGAAAGAGCTTAGTGCTATATTAGCACAATATAATTATGCGTTAGAAAAAAACAACTGTTCGTTAAGGATTAGAAAATTAAATTCAACTGACTCACAAACTGCTGAAAAATTTGATCCTGAAAGTTTTAATCATCAAACTATAATGATTAAAAAATTAGAAGAATTCCGTAAAACTTTTACATTAGGACTTAGTACCATAGTCATTGGTGCTGCAGGTGGTGGAAAACTAGCTGGATCATTACCACCTTTATTAGCATTAGCTATAGGTCGACCTGGAATATCAGGATTATTAACCGTAGCAAATATGATTCCAGGTGTCCAAGCTATCACTGGTACATGGATGATTGAAAATATAGGTAAATTGTTAAGAGATAATAGTGAAGCATTCCAATCCTTCAGTGATTTCCTTACAAAAAAATTCGTTACTCACTATTTTTTTGCAAAGAGCGCACCATGTACTAAAGGAATAAAATATAAATTACCAACTACAGAATCACTTAATTTAGTTAATGATCAACGTAATTTACAAATGCATTTAGAAAGATTTTTATTGAGTGACATAGTTATACAGGAAGGTTTGAAATATCAAACAGATTAAATCAGGGGCATATGGGCTTTTGAAGTATTTTCTATATTTTCATTAATAATTTTACCAAGTATTTCTTTATCTTCAGCTGAGATCCGAAACATTACATCATTATAGCTAAAAGAACCTCTCATATACCAAGCTAACTTATAACTTTGATATTTCATTTCTTTAGTTTCGTTTTCATAATCTTTTGCTAACGATTCGATCTCAGAGTCCGAGAGCGTAAGGATGTGTCGCCGAAAAAACTTGCATAATCCACATTGATAGATGATGCATATTGTTTTTTACACGATTCGCTTGCACAAGATACTTCAAATGTAGGCAAAGACCAATCTTTATTCATTTGTCTTATCTTTTCTTGTACATCGTTGAAAATACTTGCATCATTATTGATAACAAAGTCTTTAATGACTGCAAAATCAAATTCTCTTTCGTTTTCTCGATTAGAAATGTTAAAAATATGTGTAATTATCATTTCTGCATTTAATTCTGTCATTTGTTTCATTAATTTTTGTTTTGAAACATTCTTTTCATCATCTGTTTGTGTGGTTTTATCTATTTGAACTATCTGCCTTTCTAACATGTATTGCTTTTTTGCAAATTCAGTCTGCATTTTATAGTTTAATGGACGTAGATCTAACCTAAGCTCTTGAAAATCAATACTGTAAAATGTAGATCTATTTGAGTATTCTGCAAGGAGATGGTTGAGTATAAGATCACTTTCTGTAGTATTGTCGCAGTGGGGACAAGTGCTTTGAACAGGCATACTATCACCATAGGTAGCAATCCTTATGGCAATAAGCACAAAATCAATATCAAATCCTACTAAATCCCAAGGATTTTTAATAATAGGTATACAACTTCTAATGATTTGGGCTGTTGACTCACCAGAAAACAATGCATCTGGTGTTTTTATAAGGATTTCATCCATGGTGTTCATTCCAAACACAGGAATTTCAGTAAATTGTTTATCTTGAATAATATTTTCATCGTAAAAAATGCCTTTGCTTGGTAAATCAATATAGATTTTGGGTTGACGTTTATATTGCGATAAAAAATTACTCATTACCTACTCCTTATAAATATATATAGCCATTAAAATTAGGTGTGATATTACAACTGAGTAAGGATTTATTACATGGATGAAGATCAATTAAATGACTTAAAACAAGCACTGAGTGGTGCAATATCTTCTAGTATAGAGACTGGATTTAAAGATTTAAAATTACCAGGCAGTTCAAATGATCCAGGTGGTGGATCTAATAAAAACACACCTACAAATCTAAGCCGTAGTTTATCGGCCCTGTCAGGAGGTGCAAAGGTCTTCAGCACCATGCTACAACAGGTTAACCGTAACAGTATGACTATGTCAGAATTTGGAACCAATATTAATGATACGTCAGGCATTGTAGGTTCATTAGTTAGTTCTATACCTGGAATTGGTACAAAATTACAAGGTGTAGCAGAATTATTCGGTGGTTCTGTGAATGTAGCTACAGCATTTATTGAAGATAATGTTAATGTTTTTAGAAATCTAAGCAAAGTTGGTGGTGGATTAAATGGAAATTTATTTGAATTACAGACAAATAGTGCTAGAGCAGGTTTAGGATTAAGAGATTTCGCACAAATTTCTATTGATAATGCAGAAAATTTTGTAATGTTAGGAGGCAGTGTTAATGAGGGCACAAAACGTTTTGCTGAATTGAGTAATAGGATGCGACAAGGTAAAGTTGTTGATCAACTAATGAATCTTGGTATGACTTTAACAGAATCAAATGAATTTTTAGCAAAAAACACGCAATTAAATATTCGTCAGGCAAATGCTATGCGAAGAGCTGGTGCAACTGAACAAGAAGTACAGGATGCGCAACTAGATCAAATCAGAAGTTTGGCAAAAAATTACAGTGTGATAGCAAGACTTACAGGCAAACAAGTTTCACAGATACAAGATGAGATGATTGCACGTAATCGTGAAGGTGCAACTATTGCTGCGTTAAGATTATTAGAAAAAGATGGTATAACAGGAGCACAAGAAAGTTTTAATGCAGCACAAGAAGGATTGAAAGGTGCTCCTAGTGTCTTAAATGATTTAGTTCGTGATTTAATTCAAACAGGCGCACCACTTACTGAAGCTACACAAAATTTTATGGCAGTAAACGGTGAAGCTGGTGAATTAGCGATGCAAATTGCCAATGCTGTAAAAAGTGGAGCATCTGCAGAAGAAGTAGAATCACTTGCTGAAAAAGCCACTGCGAAAACATTAGAATTTGCAAACAGTAGACAAGGACTTACTATTGCTACCTTTAGCCAAATTAGTGATGTAGCACAAGGACAAGCAACAGTGCTGGAAGAAGTCAATGGTATACTCACAGGTTTATCAAGCAATATTAAATCTAGTGGTGATATAACAAAAGATTATTTAGAATTAATTAAAAAATTAGAAGAAGCTACACAGAAGCAAGTTCAATTGACACAAGAAGCTAATCCAGGTGCTGGTATGTTAGCTGCAACTAATGAATTAGAACAAAGTTTTGCAGATGCGGCTGGAATAATTAGACAAAATTTTATTGAACTCTTACAATCACAGAATGTAGTGAATGACGGTTTATTTACATTTGCAGATATGGTAGAGAAAGCAGGAGACGATTTTGTTGATGGTGGAGAAAAAGTAAAAGCATTGCTAAAAGATTTTTTAAATCAAAACGACATGACAAGGACGACGGAAGCGTTGAAATTGATCGAAGCAAGACTAGATCCGTCAATAGAAGGAGATAACAAACTTGTAGACAACATGTTTGCAATCAGTGATAATTTACAATACAGTGTAAAAGATATTATAGCAGCTTTACAAGCAGAGCAAGATCCTCAAACAGATACCACACAAGAACAACGCAATATATTGAATAATATACTAGATGATAACGATAAACTTACAGAAAAATTTAAATCATTTATAATACAAAGCACGGAACAAAGGCTGAAAGAACCTGGAATGATAGATAACATGATCAGTGGGTTCAACGAGATAAAAGACAAACTAACTTTAACAATGACAGAGTTATACACTCAATTTGATTTAAATTTCCTACAACCTGCATTAGCAAACTATGAAAAAATGAAGAATATGACTGCAGATATATTTAAAGAAATGACAGATTTATATGATTCAGCGTTAGCAGATATTACAAGTAAGATAGAAGAACAAACAAATAAGATATCAGAATTATTTATAGGTCCAGAAGGCATTGTTACTGAATTTTCTAATGCTATAGAAAATATTAAAACAGATATAGAAGATGTTGGATTAGCTATAGAAAATTGGTGGGATGATGTGATTAAGTTTTTCAATACTCCGACTAACGAACTTTTTGGTTCTAGATTAGATCAAAGTACAGATGATGTGGTAAAAGAAGGAAGATCAATTAATGCTACAGAAACTAGGCCTATGCAGGCACAAACTGAATTAACTGTTGATGCAAAACCTGTACAACAAGCTATAGATTCTATTTCTAAATTACCTCCTTTCCAAGTCAGTATGAATTTTGATGATGGCGGATTGCGTGAAACAATAGAAAAATTAAATGAAAACATACAAGAGTTACGATTAGCACAGGTTGAACAAAATAATAATACACCAATTAACCTACAACCGGCTGCACAAACAACAGTAGCAAAGCTTGATCCACAGCTGATTGAGAAGTTAGATCAACTAATAAATACTAGTAAAACTATTGCATCACAAGATGCTTCTCATTACAGACGAGATAAAGTTAGCTCAGGACAAACCATATGAGTTGGAAAAAATTTTTTACGACAGTTACAGCTGATAATATTTCAGACGGTGGATATAGTCCGATCAGTGGAATAAATGCTGGAAATAAACCTGGACCTGCCAAATCTAATTATAATTCTTACCTACCAGATGTTTACACAGGATCACCTAATCGGATTGACAGATATGGTCAATATAACACAATGGATACTGATTCTGAAGTTAATGCAGCTTTAGATATCCTTGCTGAATTTTGCACACAAAAGAATAAAAAAAATGATACTCATTTTGAATTTAAGTTTTATAAAGATGCAACCAATAGTGAAGTAACAATTCTAGGACAATATCTAAAACAATGGTATAAATTAAATAATTTTGAAAATAGGATGTTTCGTATATTTAGAAACACTTTTAAATACGGAGATGCATTTTTTGTTAGAGATCCAGAAACAAAAAAACTTTTCCATATTGACCCTGATAAGGTCACGAGGATAATTGTTAATGAGAGTGAAGGGAAGGATCCTGAACAATATGTTATACAAGAACTAAATTTAAATTTTAAAAATTTAGTAGCAACGACTCCGTTACAAACAAATGGTAACACCACAGGCTCAGCTGGTGGTTATATGACAGGTGGTGCTCGCGGTGTAACAGGCACAGTTGCTAATGTATCAGGCAATAGATTTCAAACACAATTAGAAGAAACATCTGTAAGTGCAGAAAATATATTGCACATTAGTTTAAGTGAAGGATTAGATAACAATTTTCCTTTTGGAAATAGTTTGTTAGAAAGTATTTTCAAAGTTTACAAACAAAAAGAATTATTAGAAGATGCAATAATTATATATCGTGTACAACGTGCGCCTGAAAGAAGAGTCTTTTATGTTGATGTGGGTAATATGCCCAGTCATTTAGCAATGCAATTTGTTGAGCGTGTTAAAACGGAAATCCACCAAAGACGGATCCCATCGAAGACAGGAGGAGGTACAAATGTTATAGACAGTAGTTATAATCCACTGTCAATCAATGAGGACTACTTCTTTCCGCAGACAGCAGAAGGTAGAGGCAGTAAAGTAGAAACTTTGCCAGGAGGTACTAATCTTGGCGAAATAGATGATCTAAGGTATTTTACCAACAAACTTGTAAGAGGGTTACGTATACCTTCTAGTTACTTGCCCACAGGAGCAGATGACAGTAATGCACAGTACAATGATGGTAGAGTAGGTACAGCTTTCATACAAGAACTTAGATTTAATACTTACTGCGAACGTTTACAAAATCTGTTGGTAGAAGATTTTGATCAAGAATTTAAAAGATATATTTTAGAAAAAGGTGTAAATGTTGACACGAGTATGTTTGATATTGTGTTCACACCTCCACAAAATTTTGCAGCATATAGACAATCAGAATTAGACAATCAACGTATTGGCACTTTTGGACAGATCCAAGCTATTCCATTTATTTCTAACAGATTTGCATTGAAAAGATTCCTTGGACTAAATGAAGAAGACATAGCAGAAAATGAAAGATTGTGGAAAGAAGAAAATGATGAAACTTTAAATCCACCTGGTAATAATCAATCTGGAGAAATGCGTGGTGCAGGAATTACAGGCGCCGGCATAAGTGCAGATATAGGTGGAGCTGAAGATATTATAGAACCTGATGCGGCGGAAGATGGAGGTACTGGTGATAGCCCAACTTCGATTACTGACCCAGAACCGCAGCCAACAGCAGCTGATCCGTCTGCAGAAACATAAATATATATATGATACTAAGAGAAATTTTTTCATATAATACATTAGAAGATGAACCAACAGAAGATTATCGTTATGAGCCTGAATACGATCAATCTGTAGTGAATCTTGATGATACTAGAAAGACTAGATTGACTTTGCAACTTATTAATCGTGCTAGGAAAGCAAGCGAATTGCACGATAAAGAAAAAGTAAATGAAATAGAATTTGTCCGTAAAATGTATGGTATTGCTGCACAGGCACAAGCCACTGGTATGTAATTGCCTAAGTTAGATAAAAAATTATATTCTAAACAAGAATATAAAAATAGAAAAACCTTCCTAAAACAACAAAAACAACAATCAATAGATAATTTACAAAATGATATAGTTCTAGATCATATAGCATTTGTGTTGGGCAACGGAATATCTAGAAAGCCTATTGACGAAAATGAATTACTTTTTTATGGAAAAGTATATGGTTGTAATGCAATATACAGAACATTTACACCTGATTATCTAGTAGCAGTTGATGTCAAAATGGTTATTGAGATTAATGAAACTGGTTATCAAAAGAAAAACATAGTTTGGACAAATCCAAATAGAGCATATGATGCAATGGAAGGATTTAATTATTTTAAACCAAACAAAGGCTGGAGTAGTGGACCTACTGCACTTTGGCTAGCGTCAGGTCATGGATATAATAAAATTTATATTTTAGGTTTTGATTACATGGGATTAAATTTAGGAAAGCATGTAAACAATATATATGTTGACACAAAAAATTATAAAAAAAGTACCGATGGAGCTACATACTATGGTAATTGGTTACGACAAACACAATCTACTATAAAGCAAAACACAAATATTCAATATATTCGTGTTCTGCAGGATAATGCATTTGATCCAAAAGATCTAACATCATTGAAAAATTATTCTATTTTGTCTATAGATTTATTTAAAAAAATGTTTTGTTTAACATAAATAGGCAATTTTCATATGTTTTACACGCCTTTTTATACTATAAGGTAAATAACTTATATGACAGCCTTACCAGAGATGGTAAATCAACAGGAGAAACAAATGGCTACACGTAAGCGAAAACAAGTAAACGAAGTTCATCACAAAGCAGATGAAAAGAAAGATGAAAAAAAGAAAGACATGGAGAAAGATGAAAAAAAATCCATGAAGAAAGAAAGCACTGACAAATTTCAACAAATGCTTGAATATCTTGTTAATGAAGATAGTGAAAAAGCAGAAGAAATATTTCATGAAATTGTTGTAGAAAAATCACGACAAATTTATGAAGAACTATTAGCAGAAGAACTAGCGGAGGATTCAGATGAAGAAGTCGAAGAAGGTGACGACGAAGAAGTTGAAGAATCAGATGATGAAGAAGTTGAAGAATCTGAAGAAGAAGAAGTTGAAGAAAATGATGAAGATCTTGAAGAAGACTTCGACCTAGACGAGTTTGATGTTGAAGAAGCTCCTATGGGCGGTGATCCATCAGACGACATGGAAATGGACATGGACGATCAAGAAGGTGATATGGACATGGAAATGGACATGGACGATCAAGAAGGTGATATGGACATGGATGGTGATGCGCCAGCTACACAAGATGATATTAAAGATCTAGAAGCTGAACTTGCAGATCTCAAAGCAGAATTTGAAGAGTTAATGTCTGATAAAGATATGGATGACGACGACATGGACATGGGAAGCGATGAAGGAGACGACGATATGGACATGGACGACGAGGGTGAAATGGATAAAGAATCTTATGATGAATTTGAAGAAGCATCTGATGAAGAAGTTGAAGAAGCCGACGACGAGGAAGTTGACGAAAATAATTTACCTTTGAGTGCTGCGGAGCAAATGAGAGAGTACGTAGAAAAAGTATCAGCTAGCATGGGCGATAATGGTGCATATACAAAGTCTCCAATTGCTGGCAAAAATGACATGGGAGGCGACGCTTCTAACTTAGTACAAGGCGGAGAGGCTGATACAAAAGGCACAACAGGTGGATTAGCTGCACCAAGTACTAAAGAAGAAAACATGGGCAATGTCAATGTTCCAGGTGGGAAAGCAAGTAAAAGTATGAAAGCAATGCCAAAGGGACACGGAGCAGAGAAAAAGGGAGCAGGCGATACTGCACCTAACAAAAAATCTACTATTGGTAGTTAACAAGGACTAATGGATGAATTTATTAAGAGAACATCTGACATTTGACCAGGCGCAAGTGATCGTTGAGAATGCCAATGATGGAAAAGATTTGTATATGAAAGGTATTTGTATACAAGGCGGAGTACGCAACGCAAATCAGCGTGTTTATCCTGTAAATGAAATTGGCAGGGCTGTCAAAACTCTTAGCGAGCAAATAGCTGGGGGATACAGTGTTCTAGGCGAAGTAGATCATCCTGAAGGACTTACGGTCAATTTGGATCGTGTCAGCCATATGATTAATGAAGTATGGATGGACGGTCCGAATGGCTATGGGAAAATGAAAATTTTGCCAACACCAATGGGTGGCTTAGTACGAACTATGTTAGAAAATGGTGTCAAACTTGGAGTATCAAGTAGAGGCTCAGGAAATGTTTCAGAAGATGGTAGTGGTGAAGTTAGTGACTTTGAAATTATCACTGTTGATGTAGTAGCACAACCAAGTGCTCCTGGTGCATATCCAACACCTATTTATGAGCATTTGATGAATACTAAAAACGGATATAAGGCGTATAATTTAGCACAGGCAACAAGAGAAGACGTAAAGGCACAAAAATATTTGAAAGAATCATTGATTAATATAATCAATCGACTCCAATAACAGGAGAAAAATAATGTTGGATACACTTACAAAGCTGTTTGAAAATAATGTAGTTTCTGAAGAAGTCCGCAGGGAAATCGAAGAAGCATGGCAAGCTAAGATTAAAGAGAATAAGCAAGAAGTAACAGTCCAACTTCGTGAAGAATTTGCTCAAAAATACGAACATGACAAGAGTGTTATGGTAGAAGCTGTAGATACAATGGTTACAGATCGTTTGAATGCAGAAATGCAGGAATTATCAGAGGATCGGTCACAACTTGTTGAAGCTAAGGCAAAGTATACAATAGCAATGCGAGAAAATGCAAAATTGTTAAAGCAATTTGTGTTTGAAAACCTCAGTAACGAAGTATCGGAATTACATCAAGATCAAAAATCTATAGCTACTAAATTCCAAATGCTTGAAGAATTTATTGTAGATAATCTTGCAAAAGAAATTACAGAATTTCAGACTGACAAAAATGATTTAGCAGAAACAAAAGTAAGATTGGTTCGTGAAGCTAAGTCACAATTCAATAATACGAAGGCAAAATTTATTGAAAAAAGTGCAAATAAAGTATCAAAAATTGTAGAAAAAGTATTGAAAAATGAAATTTCTCAATTAAAAGAAGATATAGATTTTGCTCGTAAAAATGATTTTGGACGCAGACTTTTCGAAACATTTGCTGCTGAATACAGTAATAGTTATTTGAATGAAAACTCTGAAACTGCTAAATTAATGAAGGTTGTTGAGTTGAAAAACAAGCAACTATCTGAAGTAAAGCAAATAGTTCAAAAACACAAAGTAATTACAGCAGATAAAGATAAAGAAATCAAAAAATTATCAGAGTCTGCAAACAGGCAAAATATTATAAATGAACTTATTGATCCATTAAATAAGGATCAAAAAGAAATCATGTTGAGTTTACTTGAAAGTATACAGACTAATAGATTGAAAACGTCATTTGACAAGTACCTACCTACAGTCATAGATGAAAAAGTAAAACCAAAAAAGGCAATTATAACAGAAGGCAAGGAAATCACAGGCAATAAAGAAGAAGACAAAAACACAGCAAGAGACAATGTAATTGACATTCGTAGACTTGCAGGAATCAAATAAGGAGAAATTGATGTCAGAACTATTAGAAGGTCGCTGGCAAGACACAAGACAAGCTCTACTTGAAGGCTTGTCAGGCACAAAGAAAAGTGTAATGGCAACTACTTTAGAAAATACTCGCAAGTATCTTGCTGAGGCAACAACGGCTGGTTCAACCCAGGCTGGTAATGTCGCTACATTAAACAGAGTAATCCTACCAGTTATTCGACGTGTCATGCCAACTGTTATTGCTAATGAAATTGTAGGCGTGCAACCAATGACTGCACCGGTTGGGCAAATCCATACACTACGTGTGCGATATGCTGAAACAGGCGGTTCAGGCGATAGTGGTGCAACAGCAGGTGAAGAAGCACTGTCACCATTTAAGATTGCTGAAGCATATTCAGGAGCTGATACTGGAAAAGCTGATGCAACAGCCGCAAAAGAAGGTGAGCCAGGGCGAAAATTAAACATTCAAATCCTAAAGCAAACAGTTGAAGCTAAGACTCGTAAACTGTCAGCTCGATGGACTTTTGAAGCTGCACAAGATGCACAAGCACAACATGGTATTGATGTTGAAGCTGAAATTATGGCTGCACTTGCACAGGAAATAACAGCTGAAATTGATCAAGAAATTCTAGCTAGCCTACGTGCATTGGCAACTACTGGAGAAACATATAATCAAGCTGCAGTATCTGGTACTGCTACATTTGTTGGTGACGAGCATGCAGCATTAGCTGTTCAAATCAACAGAGTAGCAAACTTGATCGCACAAAGAACCAGACGTGGTGCTGGTAACTTTGCAGTAGTAAGTCCTTTTGCACTTACTATTCTACAAAGTGCTACTACAAGTGCATTTGCACGAACCACTGAAGGATCATTTGAAGCTCCAACTAATACAAAATTTGTTGGAACTTTGAATAACGCTATGCGTGTATATGTTGATAGCTATGCAGGAGATTCTACTAAGGTATTAGTAGGATACAAAGGCACAAGCGAAAGTGACGCCGCTGCATTTTATTGCCCATACATTCCATTGATGAGTAGTGGAGTTGTACTTGATCCACAGACATTCGAACCAGTCGTAAGTTTTATGACTCGTTACGGATATGTTGAGTTAAGTAACACAGCTTCATCACTTGGTAATGCTGCTGACTACTTAGGTGCTGTAGCATTTGCAACAGGTGGAAGTACCGCAGGTAACGTAACATTTAGTTAATTTTTTAACTTTTCTAAGTCCTACTCCGGTAGGACTTTTCCTTTTACAGAGAAAAAAATGGGATATTCCACAAAAGTGATCGATCATTATGAAAACCCTAGGAATGTTGGATCTCTTGATCCTAAAGCCTTGGATGTTGGTACAGGATTGGTAGGTGCACCAGAATGTGGTGATGTAATGAAATTACAAATAAAAGTAGAAAACAATCAAATTGTTGATGCAAAATTTAAAACATTTGGATGTGGATCAGCAATCGCTAGTTCAAGTTTGGCAACCGAATGGATTAAAGGAAAATCAATTGAGGAAGCAGCTAGTATTCCAAATAGCATGATAGTTGAAGAATTAAGTCTTCCACCTGTAAAAATTCACTGTTCAGTTTTAGCAGAAGATGCTATAAAAACAGCAATTAAAAATTACAAAGATAAACAAGTAGAGCATGGATGAATATGATAAACAATTCTATATTGATCATCAGAATGATAGGATTGGAATAACGGAATACCGTTTGAAAGATTTGCCTCATTGGGCAAAAACTGCATATTATCAAGATTATAAAAAAACCCACCAACTGAATCCATCACCTCAAAAACAACAACCACCAATAATAACAAATTGATAAATACTTATGTCGGATAATTTGTCCTTTGACGGATTTATGCTGTTCCCACAGCGTAGTGACTAGAACTCACATCGGACTTCTAATAGGAGAAAAAAATGGGAAGACCTCTTAATAAACGAAATTTTCTTGCAGCTGATGGAACACCTAGCTCAACAGAAAACGAATTAAAAGTAGATTTCAATGATGGATCTGCAAAAATAGGATATATTGTAAAACAAAAAGGTTCTAAGAGATTTGTATGCTCACCTATAGGCGCAAGCGCAAACACTACCAAGTTATGTACACTTGTCACAGGAAAATTGATTGGTGCATTAGCTGAAGGTGAATGTATGATTACCGTAAAAGCAGCTGATAACGAAACTTACAATGTAAGTAAAATCTCAGGGCGTGTAATGACATTAGTAACTTCAGCAGGTGGTACTGCTAATGAGAACGAATTTAATGGAGCAAAAGTTTCTTGGAATTTCACTGGTGCAAGTGGACTAGTTACAGATACAGTAAGAAGTGTAGTAGTTGAAGAAGCAGGAGATGATGATACTATAGGTGATACTGATGACACTCCGTTTACTGAAGATACATGATTTATAGAGGAGTAATACTTTTCTAACAGGATTTTTTTATGTCAAAAGTTTTAAAAATTGAGAATGGTGGATATACTGTCAAAGTTCAATCTGGTCAAAGCATCATACTAGACACAGCAAGAGGAACTGCAGATGGAAATAGTCGACCAAATGGGAATGTTATAGTACGAGGTAATTTAGAAGTTGAAGGATCTACAATTACAGTAGAATCTGTTAATACTACTCTAAATGATAACATACTAACACTCAATAAATTTACTGCTACTGAAACTCAGACTAATGGAATTCCTGCAACTAAAAATAGTGTAGGTGGTATTGAGATTGACAGAGGTAATTATGCTAATGCCAAATTTTTGTTTGATGAAAACATTTCTTGGACACATGGAGGCACGACTACACAAGGCACATTTAAAATTACTACCGAAGAAGGCTCAGAAACTTTATTGCCTTTGTATACCAGCGGGATAAAGTCACCAAGCACACTGTATGTGCTTCCAGGTTCTGGAGTAATAACTGTATCTGGGTCAGCAGATTATGAAGAAGGAATATTTACTTATTCAGGTAATAGTATAAACGATGGAGGCAGTGGTGTTGTAGTAGATGATGATCATATTCCTAACACAAAAGCTGTGGTTGATTACGTGAGTTGGTTTGTAACTAACAGTGGTAATATTGCTGGCGTGACCAATTTTGATACTAATATTACTGTTAGTGATTTTCAGTCTAACAGCACAGCTAGTAAAGCAACAGTAGCCATTGATAATGTTGATAAAACTGTATTTTACAGTGATAGAGTAGAATTATATGGCACTGTCAAAGCATCAAGCACAGGACTTACTTCTATTGCAACAAACGGTGATTTACAATTATCAGCTAATGGCACAGGAGAAGTATTTGTAAATGACATACTAAGGATTACAGAAAGCACAGATCCTACAACGCCAACAGCAAGCGTAAAACTTTATGCAAAAACTCCTGCTGGAGGTGAAACAGGAATATTTTTCAAAAATAAAAATGGTACTACAGACGAATTAATCAGCAGGAAAAGGGCAATCCTGTACAGTTTGATGTTTTAAAGGATAAAAATGGCCATAATAAATGCACAATTAACCAATGCAATACAAGATATATTAACAACACCTGCAGGTAAAAATTATGCCATAACTTGTATTTTTATTTGTAACAGTAGTTGGCAACATAATGCAAACTTTGATATGCATCTTATTCCTACTGGGACTGCAATTGATGATGAAGTAACAAGGATGATAAATGATCTCCAGTTAGCACCAAGAGAAACATTTACTCTTGATACAGAAAAAATTATTCTTGGTGCAGGAGATAAAATAAGTTTTTTTGCAAGACCTGCACTTGGACCAGACGATGGAAGTTCATCTAATTTAACAGATTTAGCAGTATGTATTAGTTACATAGAAGTATAATATGGCTGTAGTTGTAAAAAATAGCGTCAATAAAAACATTGGTACAACTGAACAAAATATAATATCAACTACTGTGTCAAGTAAAATTACAGTTATAGGATTAAGTCTCACAAACATCCTTGATACAATTGTTTATGTTGATGTGATTGTCAAAGATAATACAAGTAATATAGAAAGTTTTTATTTAAAAGACACCATGGTACCAACTGGAACTAGTTTAAGAGCAGTATCAACTGGTGAAAAACTGGTGTTAGACCAAAATAATACTATGAAAATAAAATCATCAGTGGCAAATTCTATAGATGTCATTGCTAGCTATGCGGAGATTGTATAATGAGCTACTATATTGGTGTTTCACCGGGTGACGTAATTGGTACCCTATCAAAAAGATATTTTTATGGCTTGCGTAGAACAGACAATGGAGAAGTATTCCATGGGAAATATGATCAATTGCGAGCTGAATCACTTACTATTAACAATTCAGGTGAATCAATAGATAATTATAATAACTTTGAAGAAGGACAGGATTTCTTCGAAGGCAGAGATGTAAATCATGAGATAGTGTATGATAATTTAAACTATGAACAATTTAGATGGGATTCAAGGAATTTAACATATTCTATAAGTGCAAATGGTGATTTCATTGTCAAAACAAATGGATAATAGGAAATAAATATGGCCAGTTTCAATCTAGATAGATTTAAATTTACTTGGAAAGGCACATGGAATAGTAATGTAGAATATAAAAAAGATGATATAGTTTATTACCAAGGTAAGAGTTATAGTTGCCTAGCTGCTCATACGTCCAGTACAAATTTTTATCATCACCAAGATCCTACATCAAGAAATGAATCTTTCACTGTGACTGTTGGTGTAGATACATTTGACAACCAGACGCAAGGACATTTTTACATTAATGGAATAGAACAGGATAGTATTACATTAATTAAAGGTAGACAATATATTTTTGTTCAGAATGATGCATCCAATGCGTCATATAACAGTTCAGCAAATCCTTTTCTATTAAGCACTGTTATTAACGGCAACTTAGCAGGTGGAGCAGTATATAACACCGGTGTAACCTACTTCTTAGATAATAGCGAAGTCACTTACACAAACTATCTAGCTAACTTCGCTTCGGCAACTTTACGTGAATTACGTGTAACACTAGCAGCTTCAACTCCAAAAAAATTATATTATTTTAGCCCGACTCACAAAAATATGGGCGCTAAATTAAAAACAGAATATGATAGTTTCTGGGATTTAATGATAGACGGCCGTATTTGGAAAAATCAATGGACTACTGGCACGTTCTATCCTTTGGGTTCTTTAGTAAACAACAATGGAGATATCTATGAAGCTACAAAACAACATATCAGTGGTACAGCATTAAAAGATAATCTATCAAATTGGTCATTACACGGTCCAGCGTATAAATGGTCAGGTGCATGGATACCAAATAATGCATATGAAACCGGTGAAGTAGTAAAATATGGTGGTTTAATATACCGCTGTAAAACATTCCATACTAGTGCAAATTTAACGCAGGGATTAAATCAACATCTAACAAATTGGACGCTTATTTCCAGCGTAACCCAATGGTTAAATGATTATGCTAACAATACTGCTTATGTAATAAATGATCTAGTGAGATATGGTGGTAATGTTTATAGATGTACAACATCTCATATTAGCACTGTTAATATTACATTAAGTAATTGGGCTGTTTATAATGAGGGTATAGAGTACAAAGGTGATTGGACCACTGCTACGTATTATAAAAAGAATGATGTTGTTAAATATAACAGCAGTTTATACAAGATAACAACTGCTCATCAATCATCAACATTTGTTAATACATCTACTTATGCTTCTTTATATATTGAAGGCTTGGGCTTCGAACAAAATGCTTGGGCATCAACCACTGAGTATTCTATTGGTGACATAGTTAGTTATGGTGGATATGAATACATTGCTATCGCAGTAAACGCAAATTCTCAACCTTCAGCACTTACGAATTGGAAGGTACTTGCAAAAGGTTATGCGCATGAAGGCACTTGGGATAATACACTTGCATATGAAACAGGAGACATTGTACGTTATGGTGGAAATCTATATATTTGTATTTCAGATTCAACAGCTGGAACTACTCCAGAAACTACAGCGAAATGGCAACTTTTAGTTCCTAGCCAAAGGTTCTTAGGAGATTGGTCAAGTGGTACTCAATATTATCTTAATGATGTTGTAATTTACGCAGGTACTTCATATAAATGTATCCAGAGTCATAATTCATCTTCATATCCTGTGACTAACACGTCTTATTGGCAGATATTAGTACAAGGCAAATCTACCAATGTGTTAGTTGCTAAAGGAGATTTACAACAATTTAACACTCAAAAAGAAAAACTGTCAATTGGTACAGCTAACACATCATTGACTGTTGAAAATGAATTATCAACATGGAAAGATCGTGGTGATGTGCCTAATGTTTATTACGTATCTATGCAAGGATCTGATACTAATAATACAGGTAAAACAATAGAAAGTCCATTCCAAACAGTAAAACATGCATGTACTTACATCCAAAACAATGTAAACACTGCTACTGAAAATAGCACTATATTCATATTATCCGGTATATATTCTGAGATATTACCTATTTCTATTCCTGCAAATTGTGCTTTAGTAGGAGATGAATTAAGAAGTGTGGTTATACAACCAGCTGCAGGGTATTTAACATCTAATATGTTTTTTGTTCGCAACGGCAGCGGTATTAGACATTTATCACTCCAAGGACTTACTGGCACATTAGGATCTGCAAATGCATATTTAACTAAACGACCTACAGCAGGTGCTTATGTCAGCTTAGATCCTGGTACAGGTCCAGATGATACCGCAGTTCATATTAGCTCAAGATCACCTTATATCCATAATGTAAGTGCATTTGGCACTGGATGCGTTGGTTTAAAAATTGATGGCGCATTGCACAATAGTGGTAATGACAGTATACTCGCAAACAATTTCACACTTATATTAAGCGACGGAATAGGTTGTTGGATTACAAACTTAGGTAGGAGTGAATTAGTAAGTGTGTATACATATTATTGCCATATTGGCTATTTAACTGAAGCTGGTGGTAAAATACGTGCATTAAATGGCAACAATTCATATGGGGAATACGGAAGTGTAGCAGAAGGTTTTGATCCTAATGAATCACCTATTACAGGACAAATAGACAACAAATCCAAAGAAGCACAATTTAGTGATTCATTCAGTTTTGGACCTAGTGCACAAAAAGTCCTTGCAATAGGGCTTCAACATTGCGGACAAGATTATACATCAGCGTCTATTACCTTTTCCGGATCAGGAACAGGCGCAACAGGTGTGTATGATGAATTTAGGCAGAATGCGCTATCTAATATACGGATTAATATGGATAGTAACAGTGTTACTGGAGGAGATAATTATACATACAAAGTATTTGTGGCACAGGGTGGTACAAATCAATATATTGATCTTTCACTATCCGATCAAAGCACATCAGCAGAAATTGTAGGACAGCGTATTGTAATCATAAACGGATTAGGAGTAGGACAATATGCAAAAATCGATTCTTATAATGAAACTACAAATCGTGCAGTAATAAAAAGAGATTTTGACAATCAAACAGGGTGGGATCATTTTCAACCAGGATGGCCAATTGAAACTCTGCTAGATAGCACTACTAGATATGTAATTGAACCTAGGGTAATAATTAGTGAGCCCCCATTTACTAATTCAATTACATCACCACCCACAGGAAGTAATTGGAAATATATTGTTTATGGTGAAAATAAATGGGTAGCAATCCAAGACGGAACAGGAGGAACTGTAAATGCTGCATACAGCACAGATACTGATAATTGGACAACAGTATCAAGTGTAAGCACAACAGCAGTCAACAAATTAATATACACAGGAACTGATTTTATTGCCAGTCATAGTGGTAGCGGAAATATTGTGCTAAAATCTGCAGACGGTCAAACATGGTCAAATGTCACAGTTTCTGCAACTGAAACATATAACAGTATAACAACTGACGGTGCAGGTAAAGTATGGTTGTTAGGACAATCTGGAAACATATCATATTCAACTGATCATGGCACAAATTGGTCTACAATCACAGCCCTTGCAACAGCTAGTGGTTCACAAACCTGGGATTTGATACAATATGGAAATAATATTGTTGTTGCACTTGACAAAGACACAGGTGATCTTGCGTATTCTACAGATAACGGTACTAGTTGGACGATTAACACAGCAAAATTAACCACAAGCGGATGGAAAGATGTTACATTTGGTAAAGATAGATTTGTGTTTATTGCACCGTCAAAATGTGCAACCACATTTGATGGATATACTGTGCAAGAGACCACTACAATATCTGCTAATGTAGAACAAATTAGTTATGGACAAGGATTGTTTATTGCCTCAGGAGATGATAGCGTAGTTCAATTATCTCAAGATGGTAATGTATGGCGTAGTGCTAATGACAGTGCTACGAATTATAGTCTTAGCCAGGTCAGCACTTGGCACGGAATAGCATTTGGAAATAATATTTGGATAGTGATTAACACAGGAGCAAATGTTTGGAATAAGATTGAAACAGGCGCTAGGCCTATTGTTAGGGCTATAGTTCAAAATAAAAAAATAGGACAATTTGCAATTTATGATCCAGGCAGTGGATATTCATCAACGCCAACTATCACTGTAACAGATAATAGTAAAACTGTAGATGTTGATACTACACTATATAAAAATAATGGTGTTTTGCCGCAGCCTAGAATGACAAATCGTGGACAAGGATATGTCAGCCTAAATGCTACTATCACAGGCAACGGATTTGCAGAAATATTTCAATCTGGTGCAGAAATTATTGTGTCAAATTTAAGTAGTGTGCCTAATCTTGGATCAACAATTGTTTTCACAGGACTCACAAAAGATTATCTTGTAAGTAAAGTCACAAACACGTCTGGATCAGGACCTTATGCAGCACAACTACGTATCAGTCCTACAATTAAATTAGATGAAAGTTTAAATCATGCAACAAATTTCATTATTAGAGAAAAATACAGTCAAGTACGATTGACTGGTCACGATTTTCTTGACATTGGCACAGGTAATTTTACTGATACACAATATCCAGCATTGTATGTTGAAGGTAGTACAATATTAAACAACAGGCAACCGGATAAAGAAACCCATATGGCAAACACAGGTAAAGTGTTTTATACCAGTACAGATCAAGATGGAAATTTCCGTGTGGGTGACTTATTCAAAGTTGATCAAGCCACAGGTGTTGTAACAATTAATACGAATCAATTTGATTTAGGAGGGTTAGAAGAACTTTCATTAGGCGGTGTTAGTGCTGGAGGGTCTTCTGTAGTTATAAGAGAATTTTCAAAAGATTCAACATTTACAGCCAATTCACACAATATTGTGCCAACACAAAAAGCTATACGTACATATGTAGAATCAAGGATTACAGGTGGTGGATCAAATACATCTACAAATAAATTAGTTGCTGCAAGAGTAATTTTAGAGAATGCTAGTATTACAAGCATAGATAATTTACCAATTAGCATGAACAAAGTAACTAAATTGAATGGTGGTATAGATGGACATTATTTGGCGCTTCAATATTTTAGTGACACAAATTGATATATTTTAAACATAATAAAATTGCTAAATATTACAAAGTCGGAGTTATA